TGGAAACCACGATTTGTATTTTAGAGACAAGCGTGATATGAATAGTATTGAGTATGCTAGAGACCTGCCTAACGTTGTTATGGTGGATCAGCACTTTGTACAAGATGATGTTGCTATTGTTCCGTGGCTTGTTGGTGATGAACATAAAAAGCTATCAAAACTTAAGGTTAAATATTTTTTCGGACATTTAGAACTTCCGCATTTTAGAATGAACGCTATGGTAGAAATGCCAGATCACGGAGGTCTAAAAGCAGAAGACTTAACTGGGCCTGACTATGTGTTTAGCGGCCATTTCCACAAAAGACAATACAATAGCAACATCCATTATATCGGAAACGCTTTTCCTCACAACTACGCCGACGCAGGCGATATAGACCGCGGTGCTATGTTTTTAACATGGGACGAAAAGCCTATATATGTAAACTGGTCAGAGTGTCCTAAGTATAATGTGTTTACATTAAAACAATTGCTAGACAATCATCAAACACTACTTGACAAATACACCTATGCTCGTGTAAAATTAGATATCAATATTTCGTATGAGGAAGCTACATTTATTAAGGAAAATTTTGCAGAACAGTATAACGTAAGGGAATTACAATTAATCCCTGTTAAAGAAGACCAAGGGGAATTCGAAGGTGGCGAGATTAAATTTGAGAGTGTAAACCAAATTGTAATCCAACAGTTAGATACTTTAGATTCTAGCACAATAGATAAACACAAACTTATAAAGATCTACAACGAACTGGAGACATAATGAATAAAACAAAATACAGAATAGTCGAAGAAACCGACGGATACGGAAGAACTAGGTTTGCAATTGAAGAAGCGTGTAACCCGCCGGGATGGAACAATGCCGAGGACGTATGGGTTTCGGCTTTTGGTAAGACGTTTAGCAAATTAAGTAAAGCTGAAAAATTTCTAGACGACTTTGTTAAAGGTCAAGTTGTATCAAAAAAATATCACAATTACACTTATTAAGGCGGAGACATAATGAGTAAGCAATTTCGTATAGCAGAAGAGACCAATTCTAGAGGTGTGAAAAAATTTCGCATAGAACAACATAATAGTGATGATAGCAAATGGATTTCGTATTGCAATAACCGTTTTTCTTCTCTTGAAGAGGCACAGGACTTTATAAAGTACCACGAAGTTACAGTTGAGTATCATTACTTGGATGCAAATTTTGAAATTAAGAATACAGAATCAGTTTAAACATGTTAATGATAAATAATGTTACTGCTAACAAAAAGGAGTGGCATTATGCGCAAAAATCAAAAACAATTTACAGAAAAAGAGGTAGAATTGCTACATAACACACAGTTAACAGCTAACGAGCTAAGCCAAATTTTTAACGCTCATCCTATAACAATTCATAGATGGCGGAAAAAACTAGGCGTAGAACTTCAGCCTGGGGCCAAGGCCGGGAAAGCTGTGCCAAAACGTGTCGTGAGATATAAAAAAACTTGTGCTTTAGAAGGGTGTAATAATACATATTATACTGTGCCTTCCCAAGACAAAAAGTTTTGTTCTCGAAGTTGTAGTGGTACATATACATTTACACATGAGGTACCGTCGCAAGCCGGTAAACCTAAACCATGGCTAATAAAAGAAGATAGGCCGGAATATATAAGGTACCAACAAACTGTACATAGTTTGTCTCACAAAACATATTTAGAAAACAAGCACCTAATAAATCCATTAGATTTACCGAGAGGCCGAAGTGGCGTAAAGGGTGCTTATCAGTTAGACCATATAATAACAGTAAGAGAAGGCTTTGAACAAGGTATTTCTCCCGAAGAACTAAGCAAAGTGTCTAACTTACGTATGCTTCCCTGGGAAGAAAACTTAAAAAGGAATAGAAAGAATGCTTCGCATTAAAAACGTAACATGTAAGAACTTTATGTCAGTCGGGAATAATACCCAAGCGGTGACTTTTGAAAATTCGCAACTTACCCTTGTGTTAGGACATAACTTAGATTTAGGTGGCGATGGCTCACGTAATGGTACAGGTAAAACTACTATTATTAATGCTTTAAGCTATGCTTTGTATGGAGAGGCGTTAACTAATATTAAGCGTGATAATCTCATTAACAAAACAAACGGCAAAGGAATGTTAACTACGGTCGAGTTCGAAGTCGATGGCACTGATTATAAAATCGAACGTGGAAGAAGACCGTCTGTATTAACACTATCTATAAACGGTGTTGATGTTAATGAAGATAATGAACAGCAAGGCGACAGCCGAGAAACACAGAAAACTATTACTAAGATTATTGGTTTTCCGCATAACATGTTTAAGCATCTTGTAGCACTTAATACATATTCGGAGCCATTTTTAAGTATGAAGGCAGCGGATCAGCGTGACATGATCGAACAACTTTTGGGTATTACAGAGCTTTCCGAAAAAGCCGAGATACTAAAAGAGAAACTTAAAGACACTAAAGACCGTGTTAAAGAAGAAGAAGTAAGGATAAACGCAGTTAAAGATAGCAACGAACGTATAGAAAAAAATATTTCGGAACTTAAAAAACGTAGTAGTATATGGGAGACAAGTAAAGAAACAAAAATTATCGATCTCGGAAGTGCTATACTAGATTTAGAGAAGATTGATATTGACGATGAGATTGTTAAACTTAAAGCATTGACACATATTACTGAATTAACTACGCAAATGAATACGTTAAAATCGGAAGAGGCTAGATATCTTACTTCGTTAGGACGATCTGAGACTAGAATTAAAAAATTAAAAGCCGATGTAAAAAGTGCGAAAGATGGCGTATGTCCTGCTTGCGAGCAAAGTACAGCACACTTAGACACGCACGAAGCATACACTAAAGAACTAGAAGAGAAGTTACAAGAAGAAGAAAGCTATTTTAAAGAACTAGAAGAATCTGCAGAAGAAGTACAGATGCAGTTACAATATTTGTCAATCCCTCCTACTCCTAAAGTATTTTACAGCACATTAGAAGATGCATTAGAGCATAAGCATAATTTAGAAATGCTTCGTGGGCAGATAGAAGAAAAAGCCGCCGAAGATAATCCGTATGTAGAACAAGTTACTATGCTTAAGGAAACTGGATTACAAGAAATTGATTTCTCGCTAATGAACGATTTAACTGATTTACGAGAGCACCAAGAAGTGCTATGGAAACTCTTAACTAACAAAGACAGCTTTATTCGTAAACGTATTATTGACCAGAATATTATGTACTTAAACCATCGTTTAGCGCATTATTTAGAGAAGCTAGGGCTACCTCATGAAGTAAGTTTTAGCAGTGATTTGAGTACAGAAATCACCGAATACGGCAGAGACTTAGACTTTGATAACTTAAGCAGAGGCGAAAGAAATCGTCTTATTTTAGGACTTAGCTGGGCATTTAGGGATATGTATGAAAGCCTTAACCGCCCTATGAACCTGCTTGTTATTGACGAATTAATAGATAACGGACTAGATCAGTCTGGTGTAGAAAATGCGCTAGGCATACTTAAAAAGATGTGCAGGGAGCAGAACAAGAATATAATGCTAGTTTCGCACAGAGAAGAATTACAAGGGCGTGTTAATAATATACTAAACGTAGTTAAAACAGGTGGATTTACAGAATACGACCCGGATGTAGAGCTAGTTTAAGCAACGCCAGTATTAAGTATGTCCAATCTAAAATCACGTAAATACGTGTATGGACTGGACATACAAGGGCAAGTTAGTAACAGAGTTACCTGAGGGTTGCGAGGCATTTGTTTATTTAATTACAAATTTAACAAATGGGCGCAAATACATAGGTAAAAAGTTAGCTAAGTTTAAAAAAACAAAGCCTCCTTTAAAAGGGAGGAAGAATAAAAGACGATCAAAAGTCGAATCCGATTGGAGAGACTATTGGGGATCTAGCGATAACTTGTTAGCAGATGTCGAGAAATTAGGTAAAGAACATTTTACCAGAGAAATACTACATTTGTGTCCTAGCAGAGGAGTAGCAAGTTATCTTGAGGCTGTCGAACAGGTTGAAAGACGAGTCTTAGAGACCGATGACTATTATAATGGCATTATTAATGTGCGTATTGGTGGATCAAAAATACTAAGAGAGACGCTACAGGAAATGAGGAATGATGATAAATAATAATGAGTTCGCGGGCAGGCACCCCAACTCTCTAATACTAAACAAGAGTATCAGCATGATTTATTTATACCTCAAGACCCATAATGTAACAGGATTACAGTATTTAGGAAAAACTATTTCCAATGACCCGCATTTATATCAAGGTTCCGGTAAAGTATGGAAACGCCATATTAATAAACACGGGTATAACGTAACCACCAAAATTTTATTAGAAACAGAAGATACAGAAGAACTGAGGAATGTCGGATTATACTATTCGCGTATATGGAACATTGTTGAATCTAAAGAATTCGCAAATATAATTCCTGAGGCTGGAGACGGCGGTAATACAGGGCCGTGTTCTAAGATTACTAGGGCAAAACTATCCAAAGCTAATACAGGCAGAGTACACACTAAAGAAGCACGACAACACTATTCGGTGGCGCAACAAAAACTCGCGCCACATCATAGTAAAAAAATGAAAGAATACTTGTCTATTCCTGAAAATTATGAAAAAAGATGTAAGCAGTTAGCATCTAATTGGGATAATCCAGAGCATCGAGAAAAAATGTCTGCGACTATATCATCCCTTAAATGGTGTAATGATGGTGTTCGCAATTATAGAAAAAAAGAAATACCTAATAACATGATACCGGGGAAATTAAAAAAAGCATTAAAAGATTTATAACTATATAGCACACATGGCAAAACACACTACAGCACACATGGCAAATCATAACAACACCCTTACCGCCTCTTAATAATGCGCACCGCATAGGGTTACTCCGAGCCTAGGTAACTAGGCTCTACACTTTGGCACAATCTGGCATACATTAAGGCACATTATAGGAACTACACCGCAACCCAATTATGGGCTCCTTGAGGTGGCGTCAAGCTCGCCATCAGAATCTGGAGATGTAGTCGTAAAGATGCAACAACGTTATGGCATTAGACTGATGTAGGAAATGAGAAAAAGCAACCTACATGTTAATATAATTTAATTCGACCAGGTTATATTAGCATCCGCGGAGCGCGAAAGCGCAGTGACGGTAGTGTATAGGGAGAGAAGGTCCGCCGCTTCCTGAGGCACCCGAGTTTGAAATGGTGACGCGTCTCGTGAAGACCGCTATTTTTTTCACCCGTGTATGCGGGTGAATTATGGCTTAACGTTCGTGAATATATCATCGCTTAAGCGTTTGATTATAGATATATCTTCTTTAAAAAATATTCTACAAATGAAAGAGTGAGTGTTAACGAACGATTGAAAGCAGTAGAATAAGACACGAAGTGTCTAGTTAGTGTTAGAGCATTTCGTTATTTGATTTGCCTGATTTCTGAGCATTGTAGGTATTAAGTGTTTTAATAAAAAGATCACGTTCTAACGCAGACATACACCATGCTTCAGTCCATGATACTGCACCTTCTGAATAGATTACCATTTCGGCTATCTGCTTTTCTAATGTAGCTTGTTGACCTTTTAGCTTCCCAAGATACGCAACTATCTCTTCGGGCTCTGAATGTGCTAGGAAGCTGTGAAAAAAGTTACAGGGTCAAAATTAACATTGCCATCAAATACTGTAGGATTTCCATCTTCATCTACGCATCCTTCAGTTGAGCATTGTAATTTAGTGGAATGATTTATTCCGATAGAATTGATTGTTTTAATTTTCGCTTCAATAGCATTGCCTACAGAAGATTCAACATTATTTAAGAATTCTTCTATATGGGTACGGTCAGCAACAATTTGAGGTTCACCTTCTTCGTCAGTTATGGTAATAGAAGCAATACTGTCAACTATAAGTTTGAAATTAAGCTCTGCTATCTGCTTAAAGTTGTCGTTAAACAAGTGTAAACGTTCAAGATCGTCTGTTACGTCAGCTATACTTTGTAAACTTCTGGTGCTTTTAAAGTTAGTAATACCGGCGCTAATAGTGCTTTCATAAGTAAAAGGTCTAATCTCGATATGTAATCCATTGTGTTCTATGCTGTAAGAATCTTCTAAAACTTCCATAGACCCTATAGCAACTTCTACACTTGCGACACCTGTAACTTCTTCGTTACATTTTGGGCAAGTAGCAGTTACATCAACATCGTCACCGTATGTTGCGCCTTGTATAGCTACTAACAAAACATCAACATCACTGCTCATCATTTGTCTAGCATTTTTAACAGCAGGAACACAGCTCTGTATTACTTGCGCAACAGCTTCACCATTTAACAATGCGTCTGGGTTTTTTAGTGCCATTTCGTCTTTTGCAGTCATCGGGAATACAGGCAGTTCGCCAGATTCAGGCATATCAACTACAGTCTCGTCATAAAATTTTCCTCGGGAAGGAATAGGTGTGTATAGCTTAGGTGCTCTGTAATACGCACTTAATGGATTTTTGTTGCTCATTTAAAACTCCTGTTAACCAAACAGATAAATAGTTGTACACTGTTTTGGATTAGTTATAACAGTATTTATCCAATAATTAAACAGTGTTTTATTGAAACGGAACAAAATGGCTGATTTAACAATTAATATGCCCGATGGCTCAATTGCTAGGATACCTAACTGGGTACTAGACAAAACTGCCGCGGATATGCTTACAGAACTAGAAAAAGTAAACAAAGGGTTATCGGCACAATTAAAGCTGTTAGTAGATAATGCTAAACGTGAAATGGACGCTTCAAAGAAAGCCGATGCCGAAGCTGACCGAGACAGAGAAGAGCTACTTAAAGCTACAGAAAAAGTAGCAGATGCTATTGCAGAAAACAACAAAGAGAATAAAAAACAAAAATCCTCAGGCGGTATCATAGGAGCCGCAAGCGACAAGTGGGCAAGCAGATTGGAAAAATCTGTTAACTTCGTTGCTGGATCACTTAGCGTACTAGGGAAAACAATAACTGCGGGCGCAGGCATTATTGGAACAGCATTAGGCGTGTTTGGCGCGCTATTCTTAAGCACCGGTTCAAAATTAAATAGAATGACTGAAAGCGGATTAGCGTTCGCAGACGGTACATACACAGCGTTAGGCGCTATGACAGATCTGTCAGCAATAGGATTAGATGCTGTCGATGTTATGACTAAATTTAGTTCAGTTGTACAAAGTATGGGCAAGCAAGCCTTTGTCCCGTTAGTACAAGAATTCACTAAGATGACAAATGCAGGTGCTGATTTTGGGATGTCGCTAGAAGACAGCACAGAGCGTTTAGGCGAAGAATTAAAGAAACGACAAATGATGGGTGCGTTAACTAATATGCTCGATTCGAACCAACGTGCAAAAGTAGCAGAACAAATAGCAAAATCTATAAGACAGCAACAAAAATATTCCTCTGCCTTAGGTATGTCAACTAGCGAGCTTGTTAATTTTACAAACGCATTAGTTACAGACACGCCTGGCTTAACTGCCGCGCTAAACATGCTTGACGATGAGATACGAAATCAAGTTATTGCAGGCGTTACAGATTTCGGTACAGCCATGAAAGGCATGGGCGGTGATGCAGGCGGTAGTATAGCACAAGCAATGACTGAAGCGGCTGCGAAAGGTGCAATGGGATTCAGCCAAGAAATGACTGATTTTGTGACTGCAATGCCAAGCCTTAAAGGCCCGTTAGACGAATATATAAACGCATTCAATAATGGCACTCTTACACAAGAACGAGGTGTAGAAATTGCAGAAAAAGTCGCTAGGAAAATGGCCAGCGCGGAAACAGCAGAGCGAGAAAGAATAAGACGACTGGGCCTGGCAGGGAACGCATATGCAGATGTAATGTCCTCAGGTGTTGCACAATTTAGTCAAGCAATAAAAATTCTGGATGACGAGGCAGATGGCGTGTTCGATCCTGTGCAAACTGGTACTAATTTATTCAACACTATAATCGCACAATTAGGCGGATCATTTAGAGCATTACAAAATTCATTCTTTGAAGGACTAAGCAAAACTGAAAACTTGACGGAAACATTCGAAGAAGCGTCTAACATAATTCGAGACGCTATCGAGAATGTATTTCCTATTTTCAGAGACAGCATAAAAGCAGGCGGCGAAGAAGTTGGATCATTTAAAGGCATGATTATAACTGCCGCAGAAAAATTAGCAGAATGGATCACGCAGATTCCAGTTATTGTAGAAACCTTAAGAAACGCATTTAATACAGTTAAAAACTTTATAACTGAGCAGATTCCAGTTATTGTAGAAACCTTAAGAAACGCATTTAATACAGTTAAAAACTTTATAACTGAATTGTTCGACCCGTTGTCGAATACAAGGATAAAACTTGCTAATCTTATAGACGGTTTTGTTACTACTGGAACTATATTAGGCGAGGTTGTTCTTGCCCTCACTGCAATTAAAGTTTCGTTAGGGGCATTAAACTTAGCTAAAGCGTTAACAACAGCAGTTTCTTCTGCTGGGGATTTCGTAGGACCTAAAAAGCCAGGAATGTTCAGCAAAGCATGGCAAGCCGCTAAAGGGGTAGCCGGCGTAGCAGGTAGAGGAGCACTAGCGGCCGGTACAGCATTAGGAGGAAGCAGTTTAGCAGTTGGTGGAGCATTAGGCGTAGGTGGAGCACTAGCACTGAATAAATTCTTCCCTGAGAACGTGCTAAAACAAGCTGGCGAAGGAATCGCAGAAGCGATGTTTAATTTTTCAGGCCAAGGTAAGCTCGCACAAACTGAATTATATAGAAATCCTACGCTATCTCCAGAAACTATAGCGGCTGTACGTCAAAGACAAGCAAGTGCTCAAGTAGACACAAATGCGATGACTAAGCCATCAAGTGTGCCAAGTACCGAACCAGGCACAACCGCAGTTAATATAGCTGG